GCCTTCCTTGCGCTTCTGGTAAGCCATCTGCAGGCCTAGCTGGGCCAACTGAATCTTTCTAGCTGACTCGGCCTGCTCTACTTGCTGTTGCTGTTCTTGAGCCGTTCTGAGCTTGCCTGCAGCCGTTCCAAAAGCCTCAAACACATTTCCAGTACGACCGGGTGTCAGAAACCCTTCCGCAAGAGCCAGCATCTGCGGATCAAGAAATGGCTTTGGCCGCTCCGCCATTTGCCCTTCAAGCAGTCTGGCAAGCTGGTCTTGATAAGTTTTAACGTCATCTGCCATGATTGTTACGGACCCGTAAAGTCTGGATCATAAGGGCTATTGGTCAGACTGTTGCTGCCATTCCAAATAGTATAGTTAGTCGGGGCATTGCTAAAAAGGTTGCCCCAATTTATATTTCCAAAGGCATTTACTGCGCTTGTCAATCCTGAACCTAACACGCTATTAGTGTTTGCAGCCCCAAGCAACCCGCCAATACCAAGAATCTGCTGCAACGGCGACATCTGGTACGAACCAGCCTTCGGCCCCGTCCACGTCTGGCTCTGCGGCACAGCGTAACCCCGCATGATGTTTGCAGCGTTTGTTGCGTTGGACAAGGGGAAGTCCAACAACGATTGGTTGTACTTTTGCTGGCGAGCACCGGCTGCGTTAATGGCTTCATTGCCCTTCAAACCACTCGTTTGCGCCGCGGTGGCCAAATTACCTTGAGTAATTGCTGCGTTGTTCTGCAGTTCAGACTGCGACTTGGCCGCATTGACCGCATCATTGTAAGCCTTGGACAAAGCACCGTACTGCTGGCCGGTCAAGTTAGATTGGAAGTCTGCTGCTGACTGTCCCATTGCGTTGGCGTACCGCTGGCTACCTAACCCTCCTGTTCCAACAAATTGTCCGGCCATCCCCGGCAACACATTGCGTTGATAATTCTGATTGGCCAAACGCCCCATCTCGTTGACTACATTGTTCCTATATGGATCCATGTAGGCTTGGATCTGGTCGTAATTGATGCCCCGCGCAGCCTGATTAGCGGTGTTCTGAGCCGCACTCAAACCGGGTTGGTATGCATTAGCCGCCGCGGTAGTGCCGGCATATGCCTGTTGCTGAAGCGGATCCAGCCCTGCTATGCCCTCGGCCGCAGTCTTGGCCGTGTAAACCGGCTTGCCGTCTGCGCCAACAGAAGTTGTTCCTAACGCATTCTGCGTCGTTGTTGATAGAGCGTTGGCTAAGTTGGTATACCAATCCGGAGTCGTAACAGTGGTCTTTTCCGTAATATCGGGTAACGGCGACCCTTGTGCAAATGACATTTACTTTCTCCGTTTGATGTAATCCAGCGGCGACATAGCCGGTGGCGGAAGATTCTTCGGATGGCTCTTCCGCGCCCGTGCCCGGATTGAGTGCATCATCTCGTACAGCGCATCAGACCCCGCCTTTGTGGATCCGTTGCCCAAGGCAGATACAACGTCTGCTGGAATCACAAATTCACCATCGGCAAGCATAGCCGGAATATCATCACTTTGGCCATCCCCCGGCCCTGTTACAGCGTCCCCAGTGCGGAAATCTACTCGGTGCTTGCCTGCGTGCTGAACAATGTCTAACCCGCCGCCAGCAAATTTTCCGTACCGCGTCGTACCTCCACCGGCAAACAACGGCGTGGCCAGCCCACCAGCTTTGAACCCTTGGTCATAGTCTTGGTTCTCTGATGACAAGCCAAGCACATCTGCCACGCTCGGCAGATCACCGCTGCCATATGAATAGTAAGAGTCCGAAGACATTGGTGTGCCTTTGAGTTGCTGCCGATCAAATTCCTCGTCCATTTTTTGACGATAGGTTTGCTCGGCCTCTTGCAGCATTTTATCTAAAGGGCCTTGGAAACGCTCTTGTTTTCCAAGAATTCTGAGCAACGGCAATAAAGCTGCAGGCGGAATTGTCCCAGATGCAGCCGCTGCTGTAGCTGCTCCAGAAAAAGGCGTAGACGGAGGAGGAGGGGGGGGGACGACCGTTCCGGTTCCTGTCCCTGTCCCCGTCCCAGTGCCGGTTCCTGTACCAGTTCCTGTCCCCGTGCCAGTTCCCGTACCTGTACCAGTACCTGTACCAGTACCTGTACCAGTACCTGTGCCAGTACCTGTACCAGTACCTGTTCCGGTGCCAGTACCTGTTCCAGTTCCGGTACCCGTTCCTGTGCCAGTTCCAGTACCGGTGCCCGTTCCGGTCCCAGTTCCGGTCCCAGTTCCAGTACCTGTGCCAGTTCCTGTACCAGTACCGGTGCCGGTTCCTGTCCCTGTACCGGTGCCGGTGCCGGTCCCCGTGCCTGTTCCGGTGCCGGTACCTGTTCCTGTCCCCGTACCCGTCCCAGTCCCGGTCCCAGTTCCAGTTCCTGTTCCTGTTCCTGTGCCAGTACCGGTTCCTGTACCCGTACCAGTGCCCGTACCTATTCCGGTGCCAGTCCCTGTACCTGTTCCGGTACCTGTACCTGTTCCAGTACCGGTTCCAGTACCTGTGCCAGTCCCAGTTCCTATGCCGGTGCCAGTGCCCGTACCAGTTCCCGTTCCAGTTCCCGTCCCAGTCCCGGTACCCGTACCCGTGCCGGTCCCCGTACCTGTTCCGGTGCCAATACCTGTACCTGTCCCCGTTCCTGTCCCAGTACCTGTTCCCGTCCCAGTCCCCGTACCAGTTCCCGTTCCAGTACCTGTTCCCGTGCCGGTTCCAGTTCCAGTTCCAGTACCCGTACCCGTTCCAGTCCCTGTGCCTGTTCCAGTACCCGTTCCTGTTCCGGTGCCAGTACCTGTTCCAGTTCCGGTACCCGTTCCTGTTCCGGTGCCAGTACCTGTTCCAGTTCCGGTACCTGTTCCTGTGCCTGTGCCTGTACCTGTTCCTGTGCCAGTACCTGTTCCTGTTCCAGTTCCTGTACCTGTTCCCGTACCCGTGCCGGTACCTGTGCCGGTTCCTGTGCCTGTACCTGTTCCTGTACCTGTTCCTGTGCCAGTACCCGTACCCGTACCCGTACCAGTCCCTGTACCGGTACCCGTCCCAGTACCGGTTCCAGTTCCTGTGCCAGTGCCTGTACCCGTTCCTGTTCCAGTTCCTGTGCCGGTTCCTGATCCTGAACCACTGCCGGAACCTGATCCAGTTCCGGTGTCCGGAAGGCCACCACCCGGCACAGCCCAAGGAGGTCTAACTATATCTCCCTCTTTAACACCATTCTTGGCTTGGGCTTTTGTCCACGCATCCGCAGGAGAGTCACCAGCACGAATAAAAATTTCGGCGTCTTTTGTAACTTTATCTACAGGAGTGCCTCCACCCGGAACTCCTCCGCTCGGACCACCTTCACCACCGGGAGTGCCTCCACCGGGAGTGCCTCCTCCGCCAGCGGTTTGACTTCCACCCAGAGTAGCAGATCCACCGGGAGTACCTCCACCACCGGGAGTACCTCCTCCTCCGCCACCACCTCCTCCTCCGCCACCACCACCTCCACCACCTCCGCCACCACCTCCGCCACCTCCGCCTCCACCACCGCCTCCGCCTCCACCACCACCGCCGTTCCCGTCAAGAGAACCGGAGGGTTTGGCCCAAGCCGGAAGATCATACTCAGAACTTGTCAATCCAAGAGTGGCCGCAGCAGAAGAAATAGCTTCACTAACCGGAGTGCCACCTTCAATTAGTTGACTTGCAAGAGATGAAACAGAAGAGCTGTTTTTTTCTTTTGTAATTTGCTCTTGCGTTTTTGGCGTAAAAACCGTTCTTGTAACTGTTGTGTCGTCTTCGTCTTCTGGCGGCGTTGTTGTGGGCTTTGTGTCGTCTAATTTTGTTTTTGTGTCATAAATATCTGGATTTAACGGAACAAAACTACCCGTCAATGTGAGAGGATTGCCGTAATCATCACGAGGAATTGGATCATATGGCGTTGTGTAGACGTTTTTGCCGTCTTGCGTACCAACTTTGGTTTTGCCAGTTGTTGTATTTCCGGCTTTTCCAGTAATTGTTACTGTGCTTTTGCCATCTCCCTCTGGATCAGGTAACAATGTAACAGTAGTTTTTTCTGGCAAACCCGCCAGAATTTTTTCTGCTCGGTCAGATTGAGGGGTGCCGGGGTTATGTGTTAATTCCCATAATGCAGCAAAAAATGTTCCATTAACTGTTAAAGAACCTAACAAACCGATTATTCGGTCTCTTGTCGATGGGTCTTGGGCCAGCCGAAGAAGGTTTTGGCCTAAAGGAGATGCTGCCAATGCCGCTGCAGAGCCAAAAGTTGCAGCCAATTCAGGAACAATAAGTGGCAAAGCTATAAGCATTGCCGATTGGTTTTCCGCTCCTACTGCTTGTTGAATTTCAGTAAGCGCTTGAGCAAAATTTGGATCTTTATCCGCTTCTTTAAACGCATTCGTTAGATTGGCAGCAACTTGTGCTGCTTCAGGACCTGCTGTTGCTGCAGAAATTTTTGTATTGGCGTCTACCCATGTATCTCCATTGTTATCCGTATATGGATATGTGGTAGAAGCTACCGTTTCGCCCGTCCCGGCATCTGCTTTGGTCGTCCCTGTAGTTGTTCCGGTGACTGCATTTGCTCCAGTTACTTTTGAAGCTGTGCTTGCAAAGTTTGAACCTGCTTGCAATACCCCAGTAATAAGACCGGTCTTTTCATAATCTTCAAGAGCACGTTGAAGCAGAAGCGCCCTGCCAGCTAACTCTGTGTTTGGGCTGTTAATGTACTGACCAGCACCAACAAGCGCAGCCCCAAGATTTCCATTTGCAATGTTTAAACCAATTGAGGCAAACTTGCCAATATCACTAACCGTAAATCCTGTATTTCCAATTGGAGTGTTACCAGTCCCAGCTAAACCAGAACCCAGTAATGCAACCGAAGCCCACTCCCCTTCTTCAGCGGCCTTCAATACTTGAAGAGCCGTTTTTGCAGTATTAAGGGTTGATACGGTTCCAGCCGCGTCAGTTATTGGCAAAAGTCCGGACTCTATTCCGGAAGTCATGCCTCCAACGGCATTTATTGCAAATCCAAGTGCGTCGCCCTTTCCAAACGCTCGGCCAGCATCCATAGCAAACGCAAACGGCGCAGTTACAGGATAAACCTTTGCAATAAACCTCAGCGCCTCGCCGACCGGGGTTCCATAAAGGAAACCCTCGGATTTTGCGCTGAAAGACTGTCTAAAAGTTATATTTCCATTTTCGTCCGTATCCAAATCATAGCGAACGTCCCCACCTTGAACACCAGCGGTCCCATTTTTAATTACACCAACCCAGTTAGGGTCAATTGTTTCTCCTGTTTTTTTGTTATAAAACTGGTTTACCCAAACGGTTTCATCCGGAATGGTATATTCGCTGTAGGAAACTCCGGGTCTTATTTCTTGGACTTGCCTTACGCCAATATCCGCAACACTTCCAAGACCCCGCTGAGCAAGCCCTTGACCAATTGATTCTGTTGCTGGATTCAAATCTCCTAATTGCTGCTGAATATAATCAGCCCTAGCATCCCAACCGCCGCCGGGTTTTAATTGATCCAGAACCTGTTGTAATACAGTTCTTGTGTCACCAGACGCATTTGTTTGTACATAATTTCCGCTTGCGTCTTTAGGTACAAACCGGTCTACATATTCTGTTGCTTTATTTAAATAGTCGTTGTAATCGGTGTACAGCGCGGGATCCCACTTTGGAAACAAAGCAACCTTTTGCGCGGTGTAATCTTCGGCAAGGCGCTCTGAGTTTGGATCTTTATATTGGCTATACTGCCTGTTTCGTTCTTCTTCTCTGTTGTATGCATCAGTTCCGGGTTTAAAATTGTTATACCACTCCCCGGTAGCAAGATCCCATCCCGCAACATTCGTGTATTGAGTATCGGTAACAGTGCCAGTTCCTGTTCCGGTTCCGGTTCCAGTGGTGCTTAGTGACTTCGCAACCGGACTACCCGTCCCAGCAGTATTTGCCATAGCAGCGTTTGCTACACCGGCGTCTTTGTCACCTGCCGACGTCGCCGTATTGCTTGTTGCGGGTGAAGAAACAAAATTACCAAAATCCGTTATTACAAATGGAGAATTATAGACTGCGGTAAGGATGGCCTCCATATCAGCCTGATTCATTACATCAGGATTATATCCGCTATTCCTAAGAATATTACGCGCAGCAGATACATCAATCGAGTTAACCGCCGCTGGATTATTCGCGGGATTGCTTAACTGATAGTTGTAGTAATCTGGCTGAGTGTTATTAGAAAGATTGTATTGCTGTTCGTAGCTCTGGTTTACATACGGATTGCCGTACTGCTCCTCATAGCTTCTCTGATTGAGCTGAGATTGATATTGTGCTTCGTAGTCTCGCTGTTGTTGTTGTGCTGCGTCGTAGTCTCGTTGAGCTTGCTGTTGTTGTGCTGAGTTATTAAGTTGAGCTTGGTATTGCTGATCGTAACTCGGCTGGCTATAGTACGAATTGTTATACTGAGATGAATAATTTGGTTGGTTATAGTTTGAATTGTAATACTGCGATGAATAGTCAGGTTGGTTGTTGTTTGAATAATTGTACTGGTTGTTTTGTGAGGAGGCAGCAGACAACGCTCCGGCCGAGTTGTCTTGATATGAAGGAAGAGCGCCTGTATTTTGAACAGCAGATGTATTTGAAGCCGCAGAAATGAGATTTGAGCTTAGTGGTGGTGTGCTTGCTGCTGGATCAACGTAACCGGCTGGATTTACCCAATCACCACCCTCATACCTACCACGGTCGCCACCAGATAGCTCTACCAATTTGGTGAGCATATCCGCGTCGCTCATATTGCTGGCGTCAATCCCAGCAATATTAGTTAAATATTGTCGAGCGAACTCTGGCGAAGTAGTAAAACTATTCATGTCAACCTGTGGCTGGATTCACTGATCCTAACAAAGCCGCGGCCCAGTCATACCAGTTGTCAAAGTTGTCGGTGTGCGGAATTGCTTCGTTTGAGAACACATCTATGGCGTTGATGCCATTGCCCCAAGTCTTCCAGTTCGTTGTCGCAGTCGGAATCTCTAACTGCTGCGCCGCATACTGCTCACACATTAACGCAGCCCAAGACTCAAACGTATGATATCGCGGGTCGTATACCAGCGCCTGAGCCATTAGTACGGCCTCACATCGCCAATCGTTGCATTCAAAAGAAGTCTACCAAGTTGGTAGTTGCCGCCGACAACATTTGACCTGAACCGCAACCTCAACTCCCGGCGCTGCTCTCTCATATCAACCTTGCCAATATTTGGTCCGAACGTGTACGGGTCAGACTCAACATCCTCGCTTTGCGCAAATGGCCGGCCAGTCACCACCACCGTCATATCCCCAGATTGGAGGAAGTCAGGTTCAATCCGCTCTAGCCTCAGCCAACGGTTTTCTCCAACCATTGATGTTTCAGGAGGACCACCCGCCACCCAACCAAGGTCGCTGGTCTCAAAATACGAATCAATCGCAAACTCGTTCTGACCAACCACTGCGTTGACCCCAACCTCGTGCTGGTACATTGCAATCAAGTCGGGCGGAGTGCTAAATGTCAGATCCTGAGTCCCGCTCCCAGAAGCAGCCGTTGAAAGCGTAATGGTCTGGGCATAGATTGCCGTAACCGGGATTGAAAATCCTGCACCAGCCCCGCCAAGGTTAGTATTGGACGCGCTTAAAGTGTTGCCAATCACATAGCCAGCACCCCGCAGGGTGATCGTTACCGTAGTCACCGCCCCGCCAGAAACAACCACCGTAGCCGTCGCATTAGCCCCGCTGCCGCCGGTCAACGGAACATTGGTGTACGTCGCATCAGCGTAACCAGACCCGCCGGTAACCGCTCCCAACGTCTGAATAGCGCTCGACGTTATAGCATTGACCGTTGATCCCGCGACAATGTTGGTGCCCGACACAACTTGACCAATTGCAACTTGAGTATTAAACGTCGCCAGATTGATGAAAACGCTCCCGCTCACCGTGGTCATCGACTGCGTGAAGACCGCTACAGAGTCAGTGACTTCCCACCCGGCCATCACCGGACGCGACAAAACTTGCGAGAAATACCCTGCGGACCTACGCGCCCCAAGAGCCTCGCCAGCGTCGTACCAGACGTTCTCGCGCACGTTGTAGATGATGGCGTCCGTACATTCAGTTGCATCACCGCGGGGATAAAACCACCAGATTTCTCCAAATCTAGGAATTTTTGTAACCCAAACTTTCTGGCGCTCGTTGTAATTCAGGTTATCAAAAAAATAATTTTGATTATAAAGGTTTGGAATTTCTTTGACCGTACCGTTGTACAGCAAGAATCGGTCAACACCGCACCAGTAATACACCCCGTCGTATTCAATAGCCGACTGGCTAGACAAGATTGACGATTGGCTGCTGATAATGTCATAGCGCCAGTACTGAATTGGAGTTCCCGTGCCGCCGATGTAGGACACTCGGACCAAACTGTCAAGGCTCCAAAACAGCCCAGAAGGAGCGTTCGATCCGCCACGCACTGGTAGCCCTTGGACAATCTTGCCCGTAGCCACGTTGACCTCGTTAGCGTCTGCTGAGACCCAGTCCTGAGCATTGCCAGCGGCGCAGTTCCTAATCAGCCCGTTGTTGCCGTAGACAAACACATAGGGATGAAGACTTACAACCCCGCCAGACACCGAGACATTATTGTTAAACGTCAAAGTAGAGTTGCCAGTTGTCGTTGCCGCGGCAGACAACACAACCTTAGTGTACGAGCCCAACGTAAATATCAACCCAGTTGTCGAGTTGACAATTGTCGTGATGGCCGACCCGCCGCTTGTGGCCGACAACGTAAAGGTGGTTGTGTAATTGGTGGCAATAATGTAATACGTCGTCCCGGACGCCAATCCAGTGGCCTTCGGGACTGAAAACACCAACCCAGAAACGCTGTTGGTTGCCGTAACCAATGAGGGTCCGCCAACCGACTCAGACAACGTAAACGTCGAAGTTCCGTTGGTTGCCGTAATGTAATAGGTCGTGCCTGATGTGACGCCGGTGAACTGCTGCACCGTAAACACTAAGCCGGTCGTCGTCCCGGCAGTCGTTGTAATTGCCGTTCCATCAGGGGTTGCGGACAGCGTAAATGTCGTTGTGCCGTCCGTCGCAATGATGTAGTAAGTCAAGCCAGTCGAAATGCCTGTGGCGCTCCCTGAGAGCGTTCCAGAGACCACTACAGCCTGACCTATGAACAACCCACTTGTCGCAGTACAAGAACACTGTCCAGCCGTTCCTGTGACCGCTACACCAGACAACGCGACCCCGGTCTGAGTTCCAGTAACATAAACCGGCTGATTGACGTATAGCCCTGTTGTTGCAGTGCAAGAAAATGCACCGCCCGTACTTGTGATGGTTACGCTTGCCAGCGTTTGCGGAGTGGTTGTACCGGTGACTGATACTGTCTGGCCAACAAAAAGGCCAGAAGTTGATGCGCAGGACAACTGTCCCCCGGTTCCTGTAACCGCAACCGTCGATAGAATGTCAGCACTTTCAACCTTTGAAACAACCGTGGTGTTTGCCGGAATGCCCGTCCCGGTTACCGTTTGCCCAGCGCCAATCAACGGGTCTGCCTGACTGAAAGTAACCGTTGTTGTGCTATTTAGATAAGCATTCGCATCAGTAAATGTTCCAATCTGAGATAGCGTCGTGCCGTTGATGTTGCCAATCAGAACTGGAGTGTTGGCAATTGAATCAAGCTGCCCAAGGTTCTGGCCGGGGTGCGCCAGAATAGATCCAACCCCAGATCCGCCTACGTCATAGAATCCATCAAACTGCCAAAGATTAAGATCGTTGGCCGTAAAGTTGCTCAGGGTATAGTTGGTGACCCCAGCACCCACTCCGTTGTTGTCAACCGAAAGCGACTGCAGGCCGTTGTTGTACCCACTGAAGATCTGGTTGAAACCATTGTTTGGATTTACCCAAACCCCGCGAGATGGTCCAGTCAGTTGGTCAGAAATGACTGCGTATCCGCCAACCTTTCTTGGCCGGCCACGTTGAAACCGAACCCAGCGTCCGTTGGTGTAAAAGTCTTTGTCAAACGTAGTGCCGTCGCGCTGGACGCCGCCCTTCGTATCTAATTGAAAAACCTTGGCGGTCATTAAAAAGTACCGCTTTGTATACCATCAACGTCAAGCCAAAACTTTTGCGTACCCAGAATTGAAATTCCAAATACACCAGATGACGGCCTAAAAACTCCCGTTGTACCTTCTGAGGAGAAACTCAAGGAGGGCGCTCCAGATGATCCGTTTGCCAACGCAAGGGTGCTGGCACCAGCGGCAATTGTTGATGCGTTGTACAAGTTAACCGAGTCACACAGCAAAATCACTTGCTGTCCCGCCGGAACAATCGCAGTAGCACCACCAGCAACCCCAGTCTGGAACGTAATGGTGTATGCCCCAGTCGTTTGATTGGTAACGTAGTAAACCTGAATGGTCTGCGGCAGGTTCACTACCACGTTTCCGGTCAATGCCCCCGTATATTTTTGGATGACATTGGCAGCTTCCGCTGAAGTCAACGTATAAGGCGACCCAGCAAACGTCAACGCCTTGGTCAGTTGCGTAAAGTTGAACTGCGTGCTTTTTCCCAAACCTACTGAATAGAACGCAACCCCAGAACTTGAGATCAAGCAGGAGTCAGCAGGCTGCAGATCGAGCGACGCCGATCCGTTGATCAAACCCCCGCTTGGCGTCACTGCCAACGTCCCAGTTCCACCGTTGCGGACCAAGAAAAACCAATTGTCTCCAAGCGTTGACGCGGAAGTCAAAGTCAGCGTACCTGCACCGCCCGTCCACACATAAGTGTTTGCACGATCAGACGCCACCGCTGTGTAATTTGACGAGAACGTCGTTACCGGCTGGCTTTGGTTTAACGTGGCACCAATCGCCGTCAGGCCGTACCCTGCAAGCGTTGCAGCATTGGAATTGGTTGTCGTCGCACCAAACGCTATGACGCCCCATGTCCCCGTCGTAGTGGCGTTGGATGTGACAAATATATATTGGGCACTTCCACCCGTCGAGGGGATGGAAACAATTGTGCTGGCCCCGCCAAACGACTTGACCGTGAGCGTGACCCCGCCGGTGTTGTAGATCAGCGCATCCTGACCTACGGATGTCTGATTGGCCGGTGGCATCCACAATTCATAGGACGTGCTAGTCGTGCTGACCTGCATGACCCGTGCGGCAACATAGTCGGTGTCGTTACCGTTTAAGGGCCACTCAAGCTGAATGGTCCCCGTGGTAGACGTTAGAGCGTAGGAAGCATAGGCAACGTCAGTCGGTTGGATTACGTTGCCCGTAAAAGGCGAGTTATAACTCATGAGTCGTTCACCACCGTTTGACGATCACCGACCCGCGTCAGGTCTTCCTGTTTGAGCAATGCAATCGCCTTGTCGTACATTGCTTGCCAGACTGGGATGCGTTCATCGTTTTTCAAAAACGGCATGGCCTGCAGCAAAGACCCGTACAACATTGCCTGCGGCGCGTATTGGGTAAACCAATTACTTTGATTTGCCGAATCAAGCGGCTGGTTGCGCTCGTAGTACAGCACCTGAAACGAGTATGCCGCCGCGGGAGTAGGGGCCACGAGCCAGTGAGTATAGTCGTAGTCACAGTAATACGCCGGCAACCCTGTCTGCGTGTCGTCTGGCCAATACTCACGCAGATATTCGTACTTGCGCAGAAACACCGGGTAACGCTCGCCACCAGTTGTGACGTTAAAAGACACCGTCTTGCGCCACCGTGCAGGCTTATCTAGCACTGGATTGCTGGCCGTCATGGTCCCGTTAGCCACCGTCAAGTTACCAAGAAATTTGATCTCAGAGGCCAGAACTTGTTCCGCAAACATGATGAACTGCGGAATCTTGTCCAGCGTCGCCGTGTCATTGCGCTCAAGGTAGGTTTGAATGTCGTTGACCAGCGAGTCATACGTCATAACAGCCGCAACCGTCATTTTGCTGCTACTCCCTTGGATTTCTCAAAGCTACGCATCCCGCCAAACCCGAGAAGACCCGCAAGAAGAGTCATAAGCTGCTCAACGTCAAGATCAGGCGGCGGATGTAGCTCCTTTGGAATTATATCTACCCCCTGACCAAAAGCCCATAGCCACTGCATCATCGGATACCCAAGGAACTGGTAAGAGAGGCCAAGAACCCCAACCCAACCCACAGCAGGACGCCACCCACTGACAAATACGCTAGAACTCGCCGCTT